ATGGATTGGCGACGACCGTTCGGTCGGCGGCGCATCGCTGCGCCCGAGATCAAGGATAGCCGCACGGGGCCGCTGATCGCCCTGACTTCGGCTGGCCGGGCGCGGTGGACGCCGCGCGATTACGCCCATCTGGCCGATGAGGGGTTCGGCAAGAACGCCGTGGCTTATCGCTGCGTGCGGATGATCGCGGAGGCGGCGGCCTCGACGCCGTTGATGGTGATGGTCGGGGGCGTGCGGACAGCGGACCATCCGTTGGCGCGGCTGATCGACAAGCCCAATCCCGAGCAGTCGGGCGGGGAGTTGATGGAGGCGCTGTACGGCGCACTGCAGACGGCGGGCAACGCCTATGTCGAGGCGACCGGCGACGCTGACGGGGACGGGGCGCCGGACGAGCTGTGGGCGCTGCGGCCCGACCGGGTGAAGGTGGTCCCAGGAAGGGCGGGCTGGCCGAGGCCTATGAGTATGCGGTCGGCGGGCGCGCGGTGCGGATCGCGCGGCATGGCGACGGCTGGTCGCCGGTCATGCATCTGAAGCTGTTTCATCCGACGGACGATCATTACGGGTTTTCGCCTCTGGAGGCGGCGGCCTTCGCCATCGACGTGCACAATGCGTCGGGGCCTGGAACAAGGCGCTGCTGGACAATGCGGCGCGGCCGTCGGGGGCGCTGGTCTATGGCGCCAAGGACGGGGAGCGGCTGACGGCGGATCAGTTCGAGGCGTTGAAGGCGGAGCTGGGCGAGGCCCACGCGGGGGCGCGGAACGCCGGGCGGCCGCTGCTGCTGGAAGGCGGGCTGGACTGGAAGCCGATGAGCCTGACGCCGCACGACATGGACTTCATCGCGGGCAAACACGCGGCGGCGCGGGAGATCGCCCTGGCCTTTGGCGTGCCGCCGCAGCTGCTGGGGATTCCCGGGGATGCGACCTACGCCAACTATCGCGAGGCGAACGCGGCCTTCTGGCGCGGGACAGTGATCCCGCTGGTGCGGAAGGCGGCGGGGGCGATGACGGGGTGGCTGGGCGGGCGCTTCGTCGATTGCCGGATCGAGCCGGATCTGGATGCGGTTCCGGCCCTGCAGGTCGAGCGGGACGCGCTGTGGGCGCGGCTGAGTGCAGCGAGCTTCCTGACCGAGGACGAGCGGCGCCGGATGGCCGGGGTGGAGGCGTGATGGAGGCGATGAAGAAGATGCCCGTCGCCCTGATCGCGGCCCTGCTGGTGCAGACGGTGGGCGGCCTGGTGTGGGCGGGCGGGGCGGCGGCGCGGATCGCGACGCTGGAACAGCGCGTAGGCGAGCAGAGGCTGGTCGCCGAGCGGCTGGCGCGGCTGGAGGCGCAGGGCGAGGCCGTGCGCGCGGCCGTCGAGCGGATCGAGCGACAGCTGGAGGGAAGTGATGGGGAAGCGCTCGTCCTTCTCCCCTTGTGGGAGAAGGTGGCCCGAAGGGCCGGATGAGGGGTTGCGCGACCCTCACCCGACCGCGCGAGGACGACGGCTGCGCCGCCGTGCGCGGTCTCCCTCTCCCGCAAGGGGAGAGGACGCTATTCATCGCTGGCTACGCTTCGCTGTGGGGCGTGGCCGATCTGAACGGCGACGTGACGGCGCGCGGGGTCTTCGCGGACAGTCTGGCGAAGACCGGCGCGGGCGGGGTGCGGATGCTGCATCAGCATGAAAGCCGCGCGGTGGTCGGCGTCTGGCGCCGGATGGTCGAGGACGAGCGCGGCCTGTGGGTCGAGGGGCGGATCGAGGACTGGTCCGCCGAGGCCCGCTACGCCGCCGCCCTGACGCGGGCCGGGGCGCTGGACGGGTTGTCGATCGGCTTTCGGGCGATGAAGGCGCGGCGCGAGGGACGCTTAAGGGTGCTGAGCGCGGTCGAGCTGTGGGAGGTGTCGCTGGTGACGTTTCCGATGCTGCCGGGGGCGCGGTTCGGGGTGCGGGGCCTGACGCCTGACGGCCTATCGGTCGGCCAGATGGGCGGCGATGCGCTCGGCGGCCTGGGGCGGTGAGCAGGCCTCGGTGTCGATGGTCAGGTCGGCGGGCGGCATGGCGGCCAGGCTGGCGTCGAAGTCGGCGCGGAGACGACGCAGCAGATCGACTGACTGGAGCTTGCCGAAGGCTGCGCGGCTGGGCTGGACGATCCGGCGTTCCTGTTCCTCGGGCGAGACGGCCAGGGCGATGAAGGTCACGACGCCGCCGAACGGTTCGATCACCGCCTGAACGCGTACGGGGAAGCCGGGGTCCACCGTGGCCTCGGGCGCGAAGGTGAAGATGAGCGAGCGCTCGGCGCGGGCCGCCTCGGCGAAGGTCTGGAGCCAGAAGGATTCGCGCAGGCGGATGAAGGGCTCGGAGCCGAAGTCGAACACGGCGCCGACGGCGTCGACGACGAAGTGGTTGTGGAACAGCGGCAGGCCGGTCAGGCGCGCCAGTGCGCGGCCGACGGTCAGCTTGCCCGCGCCGACGGGGCCGTAGAGGAAGACGATCCGCATGGTTCAGAGCTTGGGCGAGGCGAGGGGGCGATCGTCGCGGCGGCCGTGCAGTTCGGGCGTTTCCTGGCGGTAGCCGCGCAGGGCGATGGCGCAGGTTTCGGGCGTCTGACGCGAGGCGACGGCGGGGCTGCGGCCTCTGTCATAGGCTTCGCGGAGGGCGCGGCGTTCGGCCTGATCGGCGGTCGGGGCGTGGCGATGGAGGTGCGCCGCGAAAGCCTGATCGCCGGCGCTGTCGCGATTGAGATGCTCGCAGGCGCCCAGGGTCTCGAACATCCGCAGATTGATCGAGGTGTAGGCCGAAAGGCGTCCCTGGCCCGGCGAGAGGCGCGGCGTCTCTGACGACGAGGCGGCGGAGGGGCGTTGAGCCGAAGCGTCATGCGCCGTGCATGACATGAGCCCAACCGCTGACAGGGCGGCGACGGCGATCTTGAACATTGATCCATTCCTTGATCCGAGGACGGCGTAGCACGGTTCCCCGGATGCACGAAGGATCGCACCCGTTCCGGGCCTGGCCCGGTTGACAGCGCGCTGTCGAACACCACGATGGCGGGCAGGGCCGCGATCACGCCGAATTCACCGCCGTCGGCATGAAGGGTGACGGCGGTTACGGAATATCGGGCAAGCATAGCCAGTCTAGCTTGAGCAGCCTGGAGCGTTCGCGGCGTTGAGCCAAACGGAGGTCATCAGTCGGCGCTGAAGGCCGTTTGCATCTCGGTCTGGAGATTTTGCAGTTCTTCGGCGACGGCGGTGATGTCGGCCATGCAGGAATCGATGGTGCGGTTTGCGGCGGCGGGCGAGGTTTTGCCGCGCTCATAAGCGTCGAGCAGCAGGCGGCGGACTTCGGGGTCGCCGCCCTTATCGAAACCGGCTTTCATGAGTTCGGCGGTTCCGGCGGGCATGACGGCCTCGCAGGAGCCGAGGTTCTCGACTAGCCGCAGGGTGAGGCGCTTGGCCTGGTCAACCAGGGCTGACTGTTCGGGCGTCAGTTCCGAGGCCTGGGCTTCGACCCGGGCCTGTTGAAGGTTCGCGATCTGGGTTTGAAGGTCGGCGGCGGCGGCCTGACAGGCTTCGGCGGTGACAGATTCGGCCTCGGGCGAGGCTTTGCCGCGCTCATAGGCCTGACGCATGTACTCCTGAACGGCGGCCTTATCGGCGTCGTCGGTCGGGGTGTTGAAGACGGGGGCCAGGCGCTGGCCCAGTTCCGGGTTCAGGCGCTCGCATGCGCCGAGCGTGCCCACGGTGCGGGCGGTGTCGGGCATGAGCAGGGCGATTTCGGCAGCCTGTTCCGCCGTCAGGCGCGCGGTCAGCGCCGAGGGCGACTGCACGAGCAGGGCGGCCGAAAAAGCGGCGATAACGATTGTGTTGAGCATGACTGGTCCCCCGAAAGCGGCGGATCGGTAGCACGGTTCGGCCGGCGGTCGAAAGCGGCAAGGAGGTTCGGACGAAAGTCCGACGGGCAGGGCGCGCCGACCGGGCGCGTACATTTTCGGAGAGAGCATGAAAGAGACCAATACCGCCTCGGCATCGCCCGAGGCGCGCGCCGCCATGCATGAGATGATGGCCGCGTTCGAGGCGTTCAAAGGGGCCAATGACGCCCGTCTGGACGAGATCGAGAAGAAGGCTTCGGCCGATGCGCTGCTGGAGGAGAAGGTGGCGCGCATCGATCAGGCGGTGGCTCAGGCGCAGGCGCGCATGGACCGCGCGCTGAGCGAGAGCCGCCGTCCGATGTTGGGCGCCGAGCCGCCCGCCGTGGTCGCGGCGCCGGAGGCCAAGGCGGCGTGGGACGGCTATATGAAGTCGGGTCAGGCGCACGGGCTGGAGCTGAAGGCGGGGCTGTCGTCGGCGTCGAACTCGGCGGGCTATGTCGTGCCGCCGGAGACGGAGCGGGCCATCGAGCGGCGTCTGATGGCGGGCAGCCCGATGCGCGAGATCGCCACGGTGCGCACGGTCGGCTCGGGCGTGTTCAGGAAGCCGGTGTCGACGGCGGGCGTGCAGGCGGGCTGGGTGGCCGAGACGGCGGCCAGGCCCGAGACGGATCCGGCGACGCTGGCGCTGCTGGAGTTCTCTTCGGCCGATCTCTACGCCTGTCCGGCGGCGACGCAGAGCCTGCTGGACGACGCCCTGATCGACCTGGACGAATGGCTGGCGGCCGAGGTCGAGGACGCCTTTGCGGCGCAGGAGACGGCGGCCTTCGTCAACGGCGACGGGGTGAACAAGCCCAAGGGCTTCCTGGCCTACGCCAATGCGACCGAGGGGACGCAGACCTGGGGCCAGATCGGCGCCGTGGCCTCGGGCGCGGCGGGCGCCTTCGCCAGCGCCAGCCCGGTCGATAAGCTGATCGACCTGATCTATGCGCCCAAGGCCCAGTATCGGCCGAACGGGCGTTTTGTGATGAACCGCCGCACGGTCTCGGCGGTCCGCAAGTTCAAGGACGCGGACGGGAACTATGTCTGGTCGCCGGCGACGCGGCCGGGCGAGACGGCCAGTCTGCTGGGCTATCCGGTGACTGAGATCGAGACGATGCCGGATGTGGCGGCCAACAGTCTGTCGATCGCGTTCGGCGACTTTGCGCGCGGCTATCTGATCGTGGATCGCGCGGGGTGCGGGTGCTGCGCGACCCCTATTCGGCCAAGCCCTATGTGCTGTTCTACACGACCAAGCGCGTGGGCGGCGGGGTGCAGAATTTCGACGCGATCAAGCTGATGAAGTTCGCGGCTTCGTAAGGACGGCGAACGAGCGCCCTCTCCCCTTGTGGAGGGGGAGGGCCCCGCCGCGTGAGCGGTGGGAGGGTGAGGGGTTTCGCGGGCGCAAGACCCCTCATCCGTCCGCCTTCGGCGGCCACCTTCTCCCACAAGGGGAGAAGGAAAAGGAACATAGGAGATTTGAATGAGCGCACCCGTGAGCCTCACGGAGGCGAAGCTGTTCCTGCGCGTCGAGCATGAGGCGGAGGACGGGCTGATCCAGACCCTGATCGACGCCGCCAGGGCGCGGGTGGAGGGCGAAGTCGGGTTGAGCCTGATCTCGACCTCTGCGGCGCCGCTGAGGCTGGCGGTGATGATGCTGGTGATGCGCGCCTATGAGCGCGGCGACGGCGAGATGAGCGCGGCGCCGGTCGAGGGGTGGATCGCGCCCTATCGCGTGGTGCGGCTGTGAGCGCGGGCGCGATGAAGGTGGTGGCGTCGCTGGTGCGGTCGGTGACGGCGCAGACCCCCTATGGCGGGCAGGTCGTCAGCTATGAGCCGGTGGGGTCGCTGTGGCTGGCGCTGGGGGCGCGCAGGCGGCGCGAGCGGACGGAAGGCGGCGTGACGCGCGCGGTGGAGACGCTGAGCGCCACCGTGCGGGCCGATCCGAGGCTGGAGGAGGGGCTGCTCGTGCGCTTCGGCGGAGCGGACTGGGGCGTGGTCGGGATCGAGGCCGATCCGAAGGCGGCGGGCCGGGTGCGGCTGAACCTGGAGCGAGCGCGATGAAGGATCATGAAGGGGCGTTGGTGAAGGCGCTGATCGCGCATCTGGGCGGCGACGGGGCGTTGCAGGCGCTGCTGGGCGATCCGATGCGGGTCTGGGACGAAGCGCCGTCCGGGGCGGGGCTTCCGCATCTGGTGATCGGGCGGTGCGAGAGCCGACCGCTGAACGCCGACGGCGGCGGGGTGGAGCAGCGGCTGACCTTGACGTGCGCCAGTCGGTTCAGGGGGCTGGAGGAGGCGCGGGCCGTGGCGGCGGCGGTGCGGGCGCGGGTCGCCGATGCGCCGCTGGAGGCGGACGGGGTGAAGGCGGTCAGCGTGGCGGTGACGTTTACGGACCTGTTCCGCAGCGCGGATCTGAAGCGGGCGTGGGCGGTGATGCGGTTGAGAGCCGTGACGGAGGAAATCTGAGATGAGCGCACAACGAGGCAAGGACATCCTGCTGAAGATCGAGGGCGCGGGCGGCGCCTTCACCACGGTGGCGGGGCTGAGGGCGAGGACGATCTCGCTGAACGCCAAGACGGTGGACGCGACCGACAGCGACAGCGCCGGGCGGTGGCGCGAACTGCTGGCGGGCGCGGGCGTGAAGTCGGCGGCGGTGTCGGGGCAGGGGATATTCCGCGACGCGGCCTCGGACGCCCTGATCCGCGAGGCCTTTTTCGAGCAGGCGGCGAAGACGTGGCGTCTGATCGTGCCGGACTTCGGGGTGCTGGAGGGGCCGTTCCTGGTGGCGGCGCTGGAATACGCCGGGGAGCATGAGGGCGAGGCGAGTTTTGCGCTGAGCCTGGCCAGCGCAGGCGAAGTGACGTTCTCGGCGCTGTGATGGTGAACGGCGTGCGGGGCGAGGTCGTGGCGAGGCTGGCGGGGGCGGAGCGGAAGCTGTGTCTGACGCTGGGGGCGCTGGCCGAGATCGAGACGGGGCTGGGCGTCGCCGGGATGGCGGCGCTGGCCGAGCGGATGAAGGCGCTGTCGGCGCGCGATCTGATGGTGGTGCTGGCGGCCTTGCTGCGCGGCGGGGGCGAGGCGGTGTTGGCGGACGGGCTGGCGACGGCGCCGGTCGATCCGCGTGAGGCGGCGGAGGCGGTGGCGAAGGCTTTTGCGGCTGCCGCCTGATGACGCCCCAAGACCGTCAATGGGCGGAGATGATGCAGGCGGCGGCGCGGATGGGCGTGGGGCCGGAGGGCTTCTGGCGGCTGTCGCTGAAGGAATGGCGGATGCTGACGGCGGCGCCGGCTCAGGCCGCGCCGCTGGGGCGCGGCGAACTGGAGCGGATGCAGGAGAGGTGGCCGGATGACTGACAGTTTCAGACCGGACGGGATCGACGCCGTGTCGGTGAAGGCGGCGGAGGCCGCGGCGGCGCTGGAGGCGCTGAAGGAACCGGCGGAGCGGGCGGCGTCCTCGATCGAGGACGCCTTCGGGCGCGCGGGGGCCAGCCTGACGCGGTCGCTGACGCGGGCGGCGGCGGACGGGGAGGTGACGCTGGCCGAACTGGCGCGGGCGGTGCTGAACGCGGTCAATGCGGCGGCGGGCGCGCGCGGCGGCGGCGGGCTGGCGGGGGCGATAGCGGCGGCGCTGGGCGGTTTCGGCGGGGCGCGGGCGGATGGCGGGCCGGTGATGGACGGGGGCGCCTATCTGGTCGGCGAGCGCGGGCCGGAAGTGTTCCGTCCGTCGGGCGCGGGGACGATCGAGCCCATGGGCGGCGCGACCGGAGTGACGGTCAACGTCACGGTGGACGGCGGGGCCGAGGGGTTGCTGCGGTCAGAGACGCAGATCGCACGGATGCTGGCGCGGGCGACGGCGCTGGGCGCGCGCGGCTAG